GCGGGGCGTGCGGGGCTGGCGCCGTCGCTGCGGGCGGGTGGCGCCCTTGCCGACGGCGTCCAGGCCCGCCCGGTAGGCGAACATGGCGCCCCAGGCGGCGTCGATCTTGGAGTAGTCCTGGTCATCGGCCGGCTTGGTGAGCACGTAGCCGGCCTGGCGTGGTGAGCGCCGGGCGTTGAGGAAGTGAGCGGTCATCTGCGGGTCACCGTCGTAGGTGACGCGGCCCTGCTGGATGGCGGAGAGCAGCTGGGCGAAGGAGTCGCAGGTGGCTGAGACGTTGCGCTGGGGGTAGCGGATGGGCTCGGCGGCGCTGATGCGGGCGCGCAGGCGCCGCGAGTAGGCGGCCTCCCAGGTCTTGACGTCCTGCGCCCACCCGGCTGAGGGGTCGGCGTAGAAGCCGACGACGTTGTAGCGCTCGAAGGTCTCCCGCACGGTCTGCTCGATCTCGAGGCGCGGGGGCTGCCAGCCCTCGCCCTTGGGGCCGTCGGGCTGGGACCAGATGCCGATCTTGAACAGGTGCTGCTGGGTGACCGAGTAGCCGATGAGGACCGTGGAGTCGGCGATGCCGATCTTGCGGCCCTCGGAGCCGTCGAAGCCGAGGGTGATGGGCTCGTTGGTGGTGACGGTCTTGCTGTGGTCCTCGATGGCGCGCAGCTCGGGCATGGTCAGCCAGGCGTCGGAGGCGGCGCCGATCTGGTTGAGGAAGTCGGCGCACATCTCGGCGGGGTCATTGTCCGTCTCCCAGAAGTCGTCGGCGGTGCGCTCGATGTCGACCCAGCCCGGCGAGCAGGCAGGCTCGTGGATGGCGCACCCGCGGGGGTCGGCTGAGGCGTCGCCGTAGGCGATGCGCAGGCCCTCGATGAGGCTGTCGCGGTCGGAGATGTCGGTGTCCAGCGGCGCGGCCCTGTGGTCGTACAGGAGGCGCCTGGCAGCGGCCTCCTTGACCTTGCCGGCCTTGATCTGCTCGGCGTAGCGGGCCGTCGTCTCGGCGACCGAGTTCTCGCCGATCGTGTAGGCGTTGGGGGTCTCGATCGTGACGCCGCCGAGCTTGGTGGCGTTGTTGCGCAGCGTCTTGGCGAGCTTGGGGCCGCCGTTGCCGGGCACCCAGGTCTCGGTCTGGTCCAGGACCGCCATGACGGCGCGGGCGCCCTTGACCGAGGTCGCCGAGGAGGTCCGCTTCTCGATCCTGCCGCGGCGCATCGTGACGAAGGAGTCCAGCGGGTCGACGTCGTAGGCGTCCTGCGCCGGCGAGCCTCGCAGCATCTCCAGCAGCGGCGCCCACGTGTTCGCGGTCTGGTCGTCGGTGGTGGCCGTGACCTGCACCAGCGGAGTCCGCCTAGTCGCCCACGGCACGCCCACCGGCTGGCCGGCGGCATCCCAGCCGTCGCACAGCACGGGCCCCATGGCCTCAACACAGCAGACCGCCGCCACGAACGGGCTCTTACCCCATCCACGAGGACGAGAGAGGACCGCGCGGGACTTCACCCGCCTGCCCGTAAGCGGGTCGAGCTCGTAGAGCCGCACCAGGAAATCCAGCTCCTCCTGCGTCGGGACGAAGGGCAGCAGTTCCTCGCAGTCGGGCTGCAGGAGGAAGTCAGTCATCCAGTCGGCGACGTCGTACCCCAGGGTCGGGAACTCATCATCCTCATCCAGCGGGGACCACGGCATCCGACCGCACCCCCTCCATCAGTCGACGACGCGCAGCACCTTAGAGCGAGCCCGCGAGCGCGATCCCGACGCGGCGGCGGGCTCTGCGACCTCAACAGCGCCTCCTGCCTCGGCGCTATCGGCGACAGCGAAGGTGATGCGCAGGCGGGCGCGGTCCTCGGGGGTGGCGCCGAACTTGGCGACGCGCAGGCGCAGCTCGGGGCCGAGCTTGACATCGCCCTTCCAGTAGCGGGCGTGGAGCAGCGCCGTATCCATCAGGAACGCCCAGTCGACGTCGGTGTAGTCCGTCGACAGCGGCGACTCGGCCCACATGCGCCACCAGCGCTCGGTGATGGCCGGCCAGTGGAAGCGCTTCTTGTGGACCGTCCCGTCGTCGTCGGTGACGTCGACGTAGATGGTCGGCAGCCTCGGCTGGGTGACCGGCACAGCGGGCAGGACCTTGAGCGGCTCCGGATCTTTGTTACGGCGCGCCCGCTTGGACGGGTCCTTGGGCTGCGGCCCTCTGCCTGCCACCTCTCCACACCTCCTTAATCCCTGTCATTCCAACGGATTAGCCGTTACACTTGAGTATGTGAGGACATGCGGAAGGCCGGGGTGCGGCCGCCAGATCAGCGGCTCGAAGCGGGCCGATACCCGGTTCTGCTCGACGCGCTGCCGCGTGGCCGCGCACCGCGAGCGCCGTCGTGCCGCCAAGGCTTGTCCCGTACCCGCCGAGATGCTGGCGATGCCACGTTGGGTCAACCACGACGAGCGCAAGCGCCCCGTCTGCCCGTCCACCGGGCGGTGGGCCTCAGTGACCGACCCGTCGACCTGGGACACCTGGCAGGCCGCGAGCGCGCGTGACAGCCGAATCGGCTTCGTGCTCGGCGGAGGCATCGGGTGCATCGACCTGGACCACTGCCTGGACGCCCATGGGCGACCGAGCGAGGCAGTGGTCGAGCTGCTCGAGTTCTACGCCGGCTCCTACGTCGAGATCTCGCCGTCGGGAGACGGGCTACACGTATGGGGCACGGCCCCGGAGCGCCGCGGTTTCCGACGCACCTGGAAGGGCCAGGCAGTGGAGTTCTACTCCCAGGACCGCTACGTAACAGTCACTGGGCGAGTTTTCCGCCCCGGGGCGCTGCTGCCCCTCTGAACTGCCTCACACGCAGCCTCAAAGGCGCCCCAGCCAGGCGGCAGGGGTGCCATATTTCGTTGCAATCACGGCAGAAAGTCGCGTTCTCAGAATCCCCAGACCCGTACACAGAAAAAACGACAGCATCTCACGGTGCTGGGGCCGGGCGGGGTACGGGGTCCCCACCCCCGCCGGTGGTCGGGATGAGTCCTGGATGCGGTGGCCGGCGTGGCGCTCGGGCCGCGCGCAGCGCCGCGAGGTCGGCGCGCGACTCCTGCTGCGTCTTGCGCTTGTGATGCCATGAGCACAGCCACTGCAAGTTGGAGACGTCGTGATCGTCTCCGCGCTCGATGTGGTCGCACTCTCTGCCAGGCTCGACGCACCTCGTTCCATCGCCCATGACACCTTCGCACTGACCGCCTGCGCGCTGAGCGACGAAGGCGCGACGCAGCTGCCAGTCATCGGGAAGACGTGAAGAGCGGTCACTGCTCTGCCACGCCACCATGACAACCTCCCTTGGTTGAAGCGGCTGGGCGCAAATGTCCCGCTGACACCAAGGATGCAATACGATCGAACGCCTGTCCAGACGGTGGTGCGCACGGCGTGTCACACCAAGACCAAAGGAGCACTGTGCTGCCGCAAGGCGCAGCGTAAAATCATCCAGCCCGCTCAATGGTGAGAAAGGAACAACGATGTTCGGACGTAAGAAGGAACGACCTATCAGCTTCTTCTTCTCGGCGAAGGATGGGGCCCTGTATCTCTACCCCGACCGGCTGGAGAAGAAGGGGGGTGGGTCCGTTGAGACCCTCCCCCTCAGTCAGCTAGAGGGGGTGCGTCTTGAGGACGGGGAGGAGCTATCCTCCCGGGTCACGATGACCCGGCTGGTCACCCTCGGGGTGTTCGCCCTCGCTGCCAAGAAGAAGACCGGGGGCGAGAAGTTCCTGACCATCGAGAGCCCCGACATCTTCTGGACGATCGAGGTCCCCCGAAAGAACATCGGCGCGGCGCAGCGATTCATCGGCGACATCGAGCAGCAACGCCGCCGGCTCTGACCTCTCGCCCTCAAGCACGTGGATCCCCCTCGCACAAGCAACGCCAGGGGGATCCACGTGCCGGGCACAGGCTACCGGCTGCAGGTAGCGCGACGGCCGCGTCTCCAGTCTGTGCGGTGCGCGGCCGCCTCCCGCTCGAGGACGTCGGGCCAGGCCACCCACACCTGGCCGGCGGAGCGCAGACTCCTCACCCTCTTGCGGCGCCGCCAGGACTGAAGAGTGCGGTAGCTCAGGCCCGGCATCCGCTCCCGGACCTCAGCCGCAGTCACCCACTCCACCCCGTCAGGTCCGGTCACGCTCATGACGCGGCCGCCTCGGCTTGAGCGGACTGGGCGACAGTTAGCGCCCAGTTCCGAGTCCTGTCCCAGTCGTCCTGGGTAAGTACGCTCCCGCAACCGGGCAGGGTACAGCGCACCAGGCGATCGGCTCCCGGCACCGAGGGCGGGACGACCACCAACGACCAGGCGCCACACGACGGGCAGCGCACGTCGGTGACCCGGCGCTCCGGCTCCTGGATCGGCCAACGAGCCAATGCCTTGCCCGCGGCCGGTACCAGGTCGGCGATCATGTCTGCAGCCCAGGGTTGGGAGGCCACCCACTCCAGGTGCGGGTCCAGCCAGGCAACGAGACGGCGCGTGTCCTGCGGCTCCCTGGGGCCGAGGATCACCGGGTCGACGCCGCCGTCGGCGACGTCGGCCCAGTCCAACGGCCCGGCCACCGGACGCCCCTGCGACCATCGGCACAGGCCCACCGGCAGGCTGCCGGCAGTCGGGTGCTCCACCGCGACCTCCTGCGCGTAAGTGCCCAGGATCGCGTGCAGCTCATCGGCCGCCACCGGCGCATCGGAGTACGGGCACCCAGGCCCCGGCGTCGACCGGCCACCACCAGCCCGGCCCAGCGGGCTCCGCAGCGAGGGAGCACCCATGTCGAACAGGTGTTCAACCAGGGATGGCAGGGTGCGGACCGAGGACTGTAGGCGCCCCCAGCACCAGGAGCACAGCACCCCGAACTCCGCCTGACGAGGCAGGCAACCGGCGCACTCAACCTCCTCCGGCTCCCCGTACTCATCCCGGCCCCAGGCCCAGCCGTCGCACTCGGCCAGGTGGTGGCCGCGAATCGTGCAGCCCGATGCGCACTGGCTCATCGCATGTCTCCTTGCAGCTTCATCATGAACGTGGCGGCCAACCCCGCCTGAGTAATGACCGACCCGGCGGACTCGAAGAAGAACCCGTTACCGGGATCCGAGACGTCAGCGGTGTCGACCAGCTGGACAGCCACAAGCCATGCGCCACCCAGGGACCCGGGCATCTCATCGGCCACGTGCGCAGCGATCGCCTCCTCAAGCACCCGCTTCGTAGCAGCACTCACCGGTGGATCACCTCGTCCCCGATCACCGTGAGCACCAGCGTGGCCCACGCTCGACGCAGCTCACGATCCGCTTCCTCGATGGTGCCCGGCACATAGAGGTTCTGGTCATCCCGTGTCCGCCGCAGATCCCGACGGACCTCGGCCCAGCCCCCTTTAAGGACGCTCAGTAATTGGTTCATCTTCTGGCCCTTCGCCGTCGTCGTGGTCTTCTCCGACCAGTGCCAGGGGGCGCGCCTCCCAGCCCGATCCCAGTCCCGGACAGGCCCCTCCCAGGACCCGTCCCAGGACCTGAGGTCCGTCCCTGCCCGTCCCTACCCGACCCGGCATATCCAGATTCCGTACCCGGCGGATCTGTCTCGCGCTGTCCCGCCGGCGCCGCACCCCGTGGGTCAGCGGCACAGCACAGCGCGCCGC